ATATGCCGCATAAAGTCTTCTGTAATTTTCCCAGGACGAGATTGGGAAAATATGGCAGAGATTGCGATTCCAGAATAGTCAATTAGTATCATGATATAATTATATACTGTAGTGACTCAAATGTACACTACTTTTTCCATAAACTTTTTACGTGGGCGCTGTGTATCTTTACGCCAATAAATTCGTTGTAAAAGTCATCAGTCAACAGCACTTCGCGGTCAAACTGTTCTTTCGCCTCCATATAGGATAGTTCGCCTTTAGATTTGCAGAGATATATTATTCGACGAATAAAGTCTGACTGTCGTGACTCTACTAGAGCCTTTACGGTTTCACTGCTGCCATAGTATTTTTCCCAGTCACTCTGCACGCACTTTTTTCTTTTGCGGGTTTTACCTTTTAACGGAGCTAGCTTTCGTGTGCTAGACAGCAACTTTTTGCCAATATATTTTTTGCCGTTTAAACTGTCAGTAATTTCATACACAAACCCGATATATCCTTCGTCAATCTTTTCTTGAGCAAGTTCACGAGTAAATGGAACTTCATTGTACAGCCATGTCATAATCTATATATCAAAGCTCGTCGTCACGAGAGTCGTCTTCTGTGCCATAGATGCGATATGTTCCACAAAACGGACAATATTCTGGATAGAGTTCTTCACGCTCTAGATCTTCAAAATCTTCTTCGTCATCGCAATAATACTTGTCATCTTCATCGTCCCAAGAGACTTCATAGACGTATTTACATTTGGGGCATCGATTGTTTTCTATCATGAATAATGTTATTTATTCGTTAAAATTTTTGTCTTGTTTTCTTTCAAAATAACTAAACAGTGGTATAATTGGCCAAAATATCAGCAAAAGGATTGCAGCAACTGACATTAGTATTGCTGCGAATGGTATGACTATAAACATACCAACAGCATACCAGAACGGAGACAGTTTTATATACTCTTTACCCCTCACACGTGCTGCAGGTTAAGATTGAGCGCGCAAGTTCCTGTGCGGGATTTGCACTGCGTTGATAATAGAGTGACTTTATGCCTTGCTCCCACGCAAACATAAGCAGTTCATTGACTTCTTTTGGCTTTGCTGTAGGCGCAATCATCAAGTTGAGTGACTGACCTTGATCAATATACTTTTGGCGCTGAGCCGCTTGAATGACAATTTCCTTTTGAGAAATTTCACCAAACGTTTTAAACACATCCTTTTCTTCCTGTGATAGAAAATCAAGATGCTGCACAGAGCCGCCATGAGACAGCACGTTTTTCCATGTGTCTTGATCGTTTTTACCTTTTTCTTTGAGTAGCTTTTCGAGATACGGGTTGCGATAGGTAAACTTGCCTTTTGCAAGATCTTTGACAAAATAGTTGCTGTTTAGCGGCTCGATACTCGGCGATACCTGTCCTAGAATAAAGGAGCTGCTTGTAGTAGGAGCGATAGCGAGTGTTGTAGAGTTGCGACGACCATAGCCTTCAAGCATAGACGGTTCTCCAAAAATCTTAGCAAGCTCTGAGGTAGCTGCATCAGCCTTGGCACGAATAGTGCTCCAAATCTGATTGTTCATCATCTTTGCTTCCATCGATTCAAACGGCACCATCTTTGATTGCAGAAGCGAGTGCCAACCAAGCACGCCGACTCCGAGTGCACGTTGATTGATAGCAAACTTACGAGGCGCCTTCATAAACTCGTTGCCAGGCAATCCAGTCTTTAAGATAAACTCAGACATTACTGCATCGAGAAAATAGACAAGCGTCTCTACTGCATCAGTCTCAGCAATCTCATCCCACTTTTCAAGGTTAAGAGAAGACAGGTCACATACAAAACTTTCATCTTCAGATGTGGACAAAAAGATTTCAGTGCAAAGGTTGCTTGCATGAATCTTGAGTCCCTTGTCTTTGTACATCTGAGGGGCGCCGTTGTTGACGTTGTCAGAGAAAAAGATATAAGGGTAGCCAGACTCAAACCGCTTCTTGATAACAGTGCTCCAAACCTTACGCTTGTCTTTGTCACCAGCAATCATGCTCTTCATCCATTCGTCTGACACGCATACGCCAATTGACAGGTCTTGAATCGCGTTGCCTTCAGAACGAATTTTAAGAAACTCTTCAATATCAGGATGATCGATAGGCAGATAAGCAGCAAAAGAGCCACGACGAACGTTGCCCTGTGACACATAGTTTATAAGCGAATCAAATACTGTAAGCTGATGATGCACTCCAGTAGCCGCACCGCCAGAAGAGATTGGCGCTCCACGACCGCGTACGTCGCCGAAGTAAGCTGATGTGCCGCCTCCGACCTTTGACATTGTACCAATCTCACCAATCTTTGTGAGTATTCCATTCATGTCGTCTGGTATATAGCTGCCAAAGCACGAGATTGGCAAGCCGCGTGAACGACCAAAGTTTGACCAGATTGGAGAAGCAAGAGAATAGAATCCTCTTGACATATAGTCAAAAAACTTGTCTGCAAAACCAGGCATGTCATCTAATAACTCCTGTGCTCTGTCAGCAATGTCTTGCATTCGCTGTTCAGGAGTCTCTCCTTCTAACAGATACCCTCTCTCTAAAAATTTTCTACTGTCTTTATTTAACCAATATATTTTATCACTCATAATCTAAATCTATATATCACATCAAAATAGGTCGTCTTCGCTAAAGCTTTGGTTTTTCTTGGAGTATTCTGTAGGACGTGTATGGAAAAAGTCTGCCATGTTATTGCCAAGCAACTCTTCTTCAAACCACATCGTGGACTCTAACAGCTCTTTGTCAATTTCAAATACTGGTTTAAACGCGATCTGAACAAGAGACTCGTTAATACGATTCTTGATAAACTCTTTTAAAACAGGAGCAGACAAGCCAGGCTCGTTTATACCGTTGATCATCCAGTCAACAATCTTTGCTTCAGCTTTGTATGCCTCTTCTGCTTCGTGAGCGATGCGTGCTTCAAGCTCATCATCAAAAAGTTCAGGATGCTCTTCACGAATAGTGTTGATAATCTTTGTACCAACAAGTCCATGAATGTTTTCTTCGTTGCGAGTATACTTGACTTGTTGGTCTGTGTCTTTAAGAACGTTCTTAAAACGAGCAAACCAGTTGATGATGTAAAACTGTGAAAACAACGAAACATTTTCAACAAACAGGGTGAAAAGAATCAATGCGTAGAGATACTGCTTCTTTGAATCTTTGTAAAACTTGTGAGTATACTTACGAAGATATTTAACCCGCCCTTGAATCCATTCAAGCTTAAGATTTTCTTCAAAGACGTCTTCAAGCTCAAGTACGCTGAGTAGACGCTCGTAGGCACTGTTGTGAATAACTTCAATGTTAGCCATCACATAGCCAAGATCTTGAAGAGCAGGATGAGGCAGATTTTCACCAAGTTTAGCCCAAAATGTTTTTACTGCAACTTCAATCTGGCCGACTGCAGACAGTGTACGCACTATAATCTCGCGCTCTTGGTCGTTTAGGTCAACCTTGAATTGCTGCACGTCTGACTTGAAGCTAAACTCTTTGTCGGTCCAAAAGCCGTTGTGCATGGCCTCAATAAATTGTTCTGTCCATGGGTAATGGTTTGGTTTACGACTAATTTGTTCTTCAAAGATACTGTGTTGTGTTGTGCTCATATTGGAAAATGTTATGCTATGCAGCAGATATGTATTATAAACAGAAAAATGCGACTTGTAAATAATATTTTACAAGTCGTGTGATTCATTCATGGCGCGCTTACGTATACTACGTAGGGCACCACTTGTCGAATCTCGCAATACAACAGTGTGTCCGCGATTTTTCTTTGCATAATTATACAGCATAGACTGCTCTTCGTCAGCTAGGTCTAGATATTTACTCCAGCGCTCAAATTTATTTCGCCCGGTTTCAAAGCGTCTAAAGACGTCGCTCGGCACGTTAAACAGTCTCCAAGTTGCGCCACTTTTTGGATAGTCAGATGGTGGCATCGCGATGTCTCCCGTAATTACTTCTTCATTTTTCATTGCTTAATATCGTGTTGAGTTATTAATACCTTTTGACGTGTTTTACAATGCGTAGCACCATACACATTTATGCCAAAAATAGTTCCAATTGGAGTTGAATTTTCTGTCACAACAACAGATGTTTTCTTAAGTGCTAACATATCGCCAGTTAGATGTAGTGGCAAGTCACGTGTTAGAGTGTATGTGCCTGGACGAAGAGTGTTATCTTCGGTAACGTACCAAAAAGATTCTTCTAATTGAATGGCACGAGGATCAAGTCCAGTTGCTTCTCTAAGTATTTTAGCAAGAGCACGATCAGAAACTCCAGTTTTTTCTTTGATGAGATAGAGCGCAGCAAGATAAGAAGCTATTGTAGTTTTGCCAAATGGCAATGCATTTAACATTCTCTTAACATTAAAGACAAGCTTATGAAAAATATTATACTTGCTTTTTTCTTCGCTAGTTTCAGGCTTTCTTATTACTTTTCCATTATCGTCTATAAGACCCATTTTATAGGCTCCAGTTTTAGTCCATGGAGTCGTAAGTAGCCGTAAAAAACGAAATGCATATACAGTATCAGTTGTGCGTGTTAGGAGTCCCATAGTTTTAAATTTTTTGAAGTGTTCGAGCTACGTATAGATCAATAGGTATATTTATATATTCTCCCTCTGGAATATAGTTGAGATAGAGTAAAAATGTTTTAAGAGCCGGCCAGCTGTGTTCATTTACCCGGTTAAAACACATACGGGTTGCTGCTTCAGGATAAAACATATTATGCAGTATAATAAGATGGTTTAAGATTAACCGTTCTTGAAGTATACCTTTGTCCTGGTAGCGCTTAAATAATTTTTTAATATATTTTAAATGAGAAAGATCAGTATGAAATTCTTTTATGTCTAGACAACGCGGATTGTTATAATGCTTAGCCGCATAGACTAAAAAATTTTTATCATTTAACTCATTTACCAACTGCATATTATAATTTATATCGTGTTTTATTTCGATAATAAATCAGTAACAGTCTTTCCCTTTTCCCAAAACTTGCAGCTCCAGTAGCGCGCCTTCCACTTTGGACCTATATCGGTGTCGCACTGATGACGTGCTCTAAAGTTTTTAAGACGATCAGGATCATCACGCTTGATCTCTGCTTTTGGATCACCAAATCCTAACTTGATTACGTTGCCTTTTTCATTTCGAACGTAAACATAAAACTTATGCTTTTCGTCGTCGCTGCGCCACGGCTTATTTAATGTCACCGTACGGCCGTCATACTCAGCACTTTCGTATATGTAACTTTTAAAAGTCATCATACGACAGCGTTCCAATTGATTGTGCCATATACATTAACTCCACTTGCAAGGGCACGAGCAGCAAGTGTTACTGTATCTGACGCACCTGCTATGGTGCGTCCAAGTTGCTGTTCAAATATATAACCAAGATTAGCATTTACGAGTGCGCTTGACTGTTGAGAACTTGCAAATATTCCACTTTCTTCTATGCTAGCATTTGTCATTGTCATACTTGTAGCTGTTACATTATAGTCTACAGCTCCTCCGCTTGCAGTATGATTATCCCAACTTCCTCCAACGATGTCAGCATTGCGTACAATAGCATACTCATATATCGCGTTGTTTCCGGTGCCTACTATATGAACTTGTGATGGTATAACGATGCTATCTAGTCGATTAGAATTAAGTTTTATGCTAGCAACAGGAACCCAAGTTAAAGTTGTGCACGCAATAGCAGCGGTGCGAGTAGCAGCCCATTGTTTCGTTATCTGGTCATAGCCACCCTCTGAAATGACTGTGGAGCATATCTGCTTCATGGTACCACCAGACCCGTTTGTATTTTTTATTTCATAACGAAGTGGCAAGCATGCAGTTGTCATGTATGCAGTAGCTCTGATGTTATCGTTATGAAACGTATGAGCAACTACTGGCTTGCCATCTACTACAAACCCACATCGCACGTCACCTACACCTAGCCACTCGATGTCTATCCAAAATATCTGTGTTTTGTTGACATTGAGAGTACGCTCAGAGTAGCCAGTGTTGTCAAATTTATCTCCGTTCCATTCGTCTTGAGGAACTCTAAACTCTTCGTTCAAGCTCGCGCTACGAAGCACAAAATAGTTGTGAATGCCGTCATTTTCTAAAAATATTCCGTTTGCTGTTCCGAAATAGCCGACACGTTGTCTTAAACCAGAAGCTGGAGGAGCCATCGCAAATGTTGTCATAGTCAACAAGCTTTTGCCAGGCTGATAAGGCATTACTCTGTGAGTCTCACGAATTACTTCGCTGTTTGCAGCTGAAGTTACAGTTAGATTTACGGCGCTTTCAATCGGGACGTGTGTAGCCGTACCGCCATTTGAGATAGAGGTGTTCCATTTACCGTTGTCAACATAGCGATGCTGACTGTCAAACACGGTGTACGGGTTAGATATTCGTAGACGACCAAATGCGTCAGTCATCGCACCACTAGGTGTAAGCTGATCAGCAAGCATGCCAACCTCGTAGCGCGCAGCTTTACGAGTCAGTGTATTGTCAGACGATAAAAATTGGGTTGGCATATTTTGTTATTTACAATTTTAGAAACTTTGGTATAATAAATAATATTAACTTTTTATAATAAGATCAAGGTAAGATTAGACTTTATACTTGTTGCCTGAAAGTTCCGGAACGGATGGTTGAATGTTGGTAAAGCCGAAATAGGATTAAGATTTTGGAAGCGCGCGCTTCACCTTTGTTAATATACTTGTATCGCCTGTTACGATGCTAACGAGTGTTTGAAAGGTAGAAGTGATGATGTCTTTTTGGCTTTGACCTAAAGCACGACCTGCTTCAAGAGCTTTGAAAGCAAGAACGAGTCTTTGAACATCGTCATCTGCAACAAGACCAGTATTTGCAAGAAGCTTAAAACGATTCATATCAACTTCTTCGCTCATA